ACTATCTGGACACGAGCAGTACCATCAACGTGGGTGACTGAATCATAGTCGTGTTTGGCAATCGAGGTGTATTGCATATATTCATTCATAGGGCCAGAGAAGTACTCATCTGCATACTCTTCTAGTATAGCAGGAGCGAATGGACGGTACTTCTGTCTGCGTTTTATATCGTTTACTGTGTCCTTTACGTCATAGCGCACGTCTGCTATCAAAGATCTATTACCTAACGCTCTTGGGCCAAACTCTGCTTTACCGTTCGCCAGACCGCATACTTTAGCGTCTAACAGGTGATCGACTACTAGACGAGGGTTAACCTCTCTTCTTATGTTGTAACCACAATATGGTGACCAAGTTAATCGATCTCCTCCAGTTTCCTCTGCCCACTGCAATGCCGCACAACCCAGAGACGATCCTGCATCTGTGGGTGAGATAGCAATATGTACCTCATCGAACATCTTGTGTATTAATGTATTGATAACAACATTCTGTGCGCACCCACCACCGTAGACAACTTTGGATCCCCATTGTCTTGCGAGTGCCATTACTGTCATTATGCCGTACTTAGCAAACTCTTGGATACCTGCCGCAAAGTCTTCTCTACTATTGACTGCAAGGAACTTAGTCAGTTCGTTTCTCATTGCAGTTCTATAGTCCATACGTCTTATGAGTTCGGCATCTGATTTATGTTCTGGGAAGTCTCGAATACTGTTCCACCAACCGATAAGGTATTTTACCATATCTGGGGGTGCGGTGCCATAAGAACTTAGTCCCATAACAACATACTCATCTTCAAGTGGACGTAACCCCAACAGATCTGTGGCAGTAGTGTAGATTAATCCTACAGACTTAGGGTTATCCCATTTGTGTAGTAACTCAAACTTGTGGTTGTATATGGTAGCACACTGACCTTCTCCTACTCCATCAATAGAAACCATTACGGTATCTTTGGTAGATTCCCACGGACGTGTGTAGAATGCCATAGCACAATGCGACTTGTGATGGTTGTGGTAGTTTATTGGTTGTAATGCTTTTCCGTGATGGGAGGTGGGTCTTCTGTGGGTAAAACCACTGGGTGATGTTTTATCACCTTCGTAGAATGAAAGCGAGTCATCCCATCGAACCTCTTTCCAGAGATCTTCGTGGATTTTCTTGTCGTTCTTCTTCTTGGAATAGCGTTCGGAGTGGGACGCATAGGTCACCACTCCTTTGTCTATTATTGATAGTGCAGAGTCATGGAAGTCTTCACTAAAACCAACGTATCTCATATTATATTCTCATGGGTTGTCTATGAGAGTATATATGCTTTAGATACCTGTTATGTATTCGTAGATGTCTTTCCAGTTCTTGGCAAGTTTGATAGTCTCGTGGTGCATATTGAAACTATGTTCCATCAGTATAGAGTCTAGTCCTAACTCAACACCTAACTCAGCATTCTTAACCTTGTCTTCGACCCAGATATAACCTGACCCTCTGTAAGGTTCTAGTGCTTCGTCCTTGTCATCACCACATCCAAGAATGATAAACTTCTCGAACAGGGTCTCACCGAACAACTTCTCTAGGTTCATAATCCTCAACTTCTGTGCATTGAGTTGATTACTCTGACTAGTGATCGCGTGGAATACATATCCATGCTCTTCGTGCAACTTCTTCATGTAATGCATTGCGTCTCTAAGAGGAGGTAGGAACCCCATCGAAGAACTCTCGTTGAACATTCTTACTAGGAACTTACCTTCAGGATATGATAAACCATATGTCTCTGATATGTCGTAGCAGTGTTCTTTCTTAATCTCTTGTCCTTGTTCGGACATCCAAACATGGAAAGCGTATGCCCAGTTAAGGACTACGCCATCAATGTCTGTTAATATTATTTTCTCATCGTTATACATAGTTCTCTCTTTTCTTGTAACCAACTGGGTAGTAATCTCTCAACTCCCAGAACCATTTGTCTAAAATTTGGAACTCACCTTCTGAGATGAACTCCACTCCGTCATTGAATCTAACATATCTAGGTGTATGTTCCATTAATGCAAGCATCTGTTTGTCTCCAACCAATCAATCGTGCTGTTAACTTCTTTGAGTACTTCGGGGTACTTAGTGGCAAGTGATACTATCGTTGCACCAAGGTAACCCAACATATAGTTGGCACCACCATCTCGCGAGTCCTTACTGGCATTCTCACCGCCATTTGCTCGAATTAGTTCTACCATCTTATCAACAGTTTGTGCTTCATTCATAATCATTTCTCTCTCTTAACTCAATTTATACAACCATTATACCCTACTATTGTTTTCAAGTCAAGTGTTTTCGAGAATTAATTTCAATTAAGCGTGACCAGATTACTGTTTGTAGTACTGACTGAATCGACCTTCTTCGATGTGACGTAGCATATCTAACTTCCACTCACCACCTGTGTAGTGACACATCTTGGCAGTCTCAAAGAATACTTTCTCTGTGACATAGTGTGGGGAGTCGTTCCACGTCTGGGGAATGGTTACTAGATCAAAGTCATGTTGCATCAACTGACCTGAGATATAAGGTTGGTCGTTCATAATAGACATATGGTACTGTGCTTCCTCTGGTGCGAAGAACCATTCTTCCCAGTCCATGAATAACTCACGCGCACGAAGACGTGCTTCCTTAGTCCATATGACCATGCCTGTATTAAGGATGGTGATCTTGGATGGTTTGTTTGGTGCAAATACTGGCACGACAGGAATGTCGTGATATTGATACTTGGCAGAGAAGTCTGCAAAGTTCTGCTTCTTATAGTCCCAAGAGTTATATCCACCCCCAGTGGAGGTTACATAGTCACTCTCTAGGACACCAAAGACTTCTCCCTCTTCGCAGAGATCAAAGATGTCCTCGTCTGTGTTGACCATGATATCAGTATCAGCAAACAATACCTTGTCGTACTGGTCGAACATAGGGTCATAGATTACGCGTAAACATTCAAACAACAATGCAGTACTGTCATCTGATTTAACGAACTCCAGTGTATCAGCATAGTGATGATCTGCACCTATGGTTAAGGCATACTGTTCGAATGATCTTCGAGAATGTTCTGCAACTTCTAGGTACAGTTCTCCCCTCTTTCTGTGCTTGATCATCCCACGTTCATCAACTTTATCATTAACTACCATGTACTGGAATATCGCGTTCTTCATATTATCTCATCAATAGTTTCTTGGATCTAGGACGCTCAGTGTCTACGTCCTTGATCCTTAATTTAGTTGCACCTGATTGGTACAACTTCTTATGTTTATCACGTTTCTTATTACTATCATCGTGGCGTGTGTACTTTGCCATGATTGGGTGTCCTTTAGATTGATTCTAATCGTACCATTAATCGTTCGGCACGGTTTGTTACTTGCTTATACCACAGACTATCTCGTCCTTCGACACCTGCACGTTTCCAGTCATGGTCTTCTAATGCGGCACGGAAGTTCTTAAACTTCGCCAGACGTGTACGTCCCATGTTAAACATCATATTAACCAGTACTTGCTGTGCGGCATCCGGGAAGTCATTGAACCTGTCTCCGTATAGAGCAACACATTCTGCGATGGATAGGTCAAGGTCTGCGTCGAAACATTGTGCAACACGTTCTTCGCTAATAGGTGTTCCGAGTTCCATTCCGCTTTCCGCATCCGATTCGAGTACGAGATGGCCGACTCCGAAAGTAGCGTAACCGAGGTGATCGGCATAGATTTCATACTTGACTCCTTCGTCTATCTTTAGGGTTTCGAATATCTCTTCTCTTTGTTTACTGCTCATTTATTTTTCTCCAAGTTTGTATTTTATGATACTTATTGTTACCAGAATTCTCACCGCGACAATAAACATATTCATCAGTTTCACTTACAAGTTCAAAAGATGTTTGGGATTGCCAACCTGCTTCGTCGTGGTACCCAGTGTGTTGCGGCATTGTCATTATCAATAGACCACCTTCTTTGAGACTAGATGCCACATTAGGTAAACAGTCTGCGGTGGCGAGAGTTAAGTTAAATAGATCACACGCAGTAATTAAATCATATTTCTTTGGTAGAGGATATTCATTGATATTAAGTTCTGACACACGAGCATATCTTCCACTCGCTCGTGCAATTTCTACCTGACCAATAGACACATCATATCCAACCATGTCTTGTCTTCGCCATGCTTTGGCAACAAGTCCAGTACCACAACCAATGTCTGCTTTGTCTGTTCGTTGGTCAATATCTGGTAGAGCATTCATTACCTCTACGATCTTCTCGTGAGAGATACAACCCAATGCGAGTGCTTCTTCTTCGTAGGTATGCCAAGCGTTATAACGCCTCTTTACCGCTTCGACATTATAGGTGGCATTACGAACAATGTTACCATCAGGATCGTAGGCAGGGTATTGCATTACGCATTACTCCGCTTGACCAACTCATTGTTGATCTTCTGCTTCATCTTAGGTATTGCACGTTCAAGTGCTTCTTCTAATACTTGAGTCGGTGTGTCCTTCATGTAGAAGTGTTGAACTGATTTCTTACCAGATCCCTTCGCACGAATCACACTGCTCTCTTTAAATTTAGTTGGCATATTTACCCCTTGAGTAACTCCGGTATTCCTCTGTTATGTTGGTACGGAGAAGAATCAACTGCTTTAAACCTTTCTCCATTTGGTCTACGAGCATCGTCTTTATCTCCAATCATTTCCTTAGTCATTATATAGTCTCGCACGAAGTCCGAACGTACAATATCTTTCCAAGTAAATTCAACTACTGTGAAACCTTTCATCATCTCAAGAATGTCCATGAAACGGATGATACCCTTCTTGTCTCCGTCTTTAACGAAGTCAGACTGATAGTAGTCTCCACAGAATATGATCTTACAGTTCTGACCTACACGAGTTATTATACTATCTAACTCATGGAATGTCAAGTTCTGCATCTCATCTACCACGATTACCGCATCATTGATAGTGGTACCACGGATGTGAGATGTACTAATAAACTCTATACTTCCATTCTCTGCAAGTTTCGAGTATGCTTCGCTGTCATCAAACAACTCAGCACAAATTGTTTTGTAGGGTGCGGTGTACGCATCCATCTTCTCTTCCAATGTTCCCGGAAGGAATCCGATCTCTCTTGTAGGTACGATTGACCTACACACAACAACCTGTGAATATTGATTACCTCTATCCAACACTTCTTCGAGTGCCAGATAAAGAGCAGTGAACGTCTTACCTGTTCCTGCACTACCAGACATCACAATGTGATCCCCAGACTTGTATCCTTTAAATACTTCTTCCTGTCCTGTTGTCATTGGATCTACGGTAAGTAGATCATCTATGCGTAGCAACTTAGGTTTATGCGCGAGTTTTGGTTTCATGTCTTAATAGTATTCCCTTCTCCCGAACCGTCTTTGATTCGTTGTAGTAGTTCACGGTGTCCCGATCCCGCCATACTCAGAGCAGACTTACTACCTGACACCAACATAGGTGCCTTGGTGAACGTCCTTACTAGATGGGGGTTATCGATGAGGTATTGATCATAGTTTGCAATGGATACTACTGCTTCGGTAATCTCATCGGTATCTATGTTTCTAAAGTCATATAATGGCATAATATTTGTCCTAACTGTCCATACGACACCCCCCTTGTGAGGGGGAGTGAAGAGATATGGATCACCTTCCTATTGAGTCATTTGCAGAGTATCTGCAATAGTTTGATTTAAAAAGTCTTGCTTCTTGGACATCTTATATGCTAAGTCTGTTTTGCCCTTCTTATGAAGTTTAGCAATGTAATGACCTAGTTCTTTGTTGTCCTTCTTCAATCGATCTATTTGGTTCTTCGACATCAACACCTCTCTTTCTATTACGGTTAAGTGGATTTAAGGTTCTACGGTATTAAGTTAGGGAAAGTCTCCTGAGTTAGTTTCTTGTTGAGGTATTTCACTGGTCTTTTCTTAGCGACCATAGACAAAATTATATTTGCATCGGAAGGGTGTACACTTTCGAGCATACGCATAAACATGGATTCTCTCTTCATGGAGTTCATGTTATTACCATAACCACCTTTGACATAGTATCCAAATTCTTTATGTGCTTTATGGAGACTTTGCGGAGATGACTCTGGACGATTCGGGGTATAGGGGGGCGTTCCTTCAGGCAAGATCCACACAAGTCGATCATCGAAGGTTCCGCGCAGGACATCTCGCAAGGCAGGAGTGTCGTGTTTTTGTAACAACGCAACACGTTCTGCGTTATTAGTTGTTTTGGTGAAGAGGTCAAAGACTTCGAAGACCTCGTAAGTTCGGTAATGTGCCATTAAATAATTCCTGTTTCTAATAGTATATAGGGTTTTAAGAGTTTGTACACCTACTTATACAAAGTTTAATTTATCTCTTTTAAGGTTAACCCATAGTTATTAATCTTCTCATAATCTGTATCATCTATCTTTATTAAGGCATTGCCTTTGAACTTCTTGTAGTCACATTTATGATGCCACCGATTAAACTTCCATACGATCTCAGACACATCTGGGTGCATATCCACGATCATTTGTGATTTGGGTAAAGTTCCTTCACCTGCATAGAATTCTTTAGTATTACCACCCTTCATACGTTGGGTAGTTACCTTATCACATAAGAATGCATTGAACTGAATGGTACAATTTCCATCTTTAAGTACTCGAAGAGATAAGTCGGTATCTTCATTGTATCTACCTCTCCATTTATATCCCCATGAGTTTTCTATCAATAGGCAAGAATATATTCGTGTGTTGACTATAAAGGGTGGTACTGGGTCAGTCTTCTTACAGAACGATGAGTAGTTTAATCCTGATACCGGAACATTAGAATATCTATCAACAAAGTCTTCTGCGGCCCGTAAGGTCGAACCACACTCTACCTTGATCTTATCATTACGATTTAAGTATTCGAAATGCTGTAGATTATCATCCATAACCCAATGCCGTTTGAAATCTTTGGAATGGTCTTGGGCAAAGTTACGGGCGGCACCCGGGCCTTTGCTCTTGGTATCACCTTGGTCATCAAAGGTCTCGTAATCATCTAGGTATGATTGTGGTAAGATTAAAAGTTCTGCATCGACTTCTGCCTTGTACAGTTCATACTCAGATTCTTCGACCACAATATAATGAGGCACCCCCATAACATTGAGTATCTTGGTGGTTATTCCGTTTTTCCATCTACCCTTAGATACGATGTAGACTGGATATCTAGGATTCATCTTCTAACCCAAACAAGTCTACTGAATCAGAACGGTAGACGTTTTGCTTTTCCCTACGATGAGGTTTAAAAGGATACCAACTTGACTTAGTACGATACGATAGTTTCTGCCCAATCAACTCAGCAAACTCTTGAAGGTCTTCTTCATTCTCGAATCGGAAAATGATTTTAGAATACTCTTCCTTTTTTGGTTGAACGAACTCAGGCATCCCAACCCACTCTTGTTCTGCCTGTTCTTTGGTTTCAACTTTAATAGTCTTCGTTCCCATTATGCAACCTACTTGTGTTAAAAAAACCCCCCCGATTAAGGGGGGAAATATCCAGTCTCATAGCAATTCATAGCAATATTCGGACTGGTCGAAAGGGTTTCCTAGTAGTACCACGAACGGTAATGAGTAGCATCAGCAGTAGTCTTTGAAGCACTAGAGTGACTGTACGTCTTGAAACCACCGTAGTTGTTTAATCTCTTGGTCATCTCTTCACCCTTGAAAGAGTTAGGAACAAGACGAACATTCTCACAGTCATAACCTTCAGAATCTTTGACAGTAGCATAACCAATCTCACGAACGATTACAGTAGTCGCACTAGGTTTAGCAACAACTTGGTAAGCATCAACATTGGTTTGTTCATAACCCCAACTGTCAACGAACAAGTCACCGACTTTAACATCTGCGGCAAGAGCAACTTTCTTTATCTTCTGAGCGATCTTATATTCTTCTTTCGCTTTCTGATTGGCAATACGGTTTTCGATGAACTGAGTACATACTAGAATCATACGCTCAACACTTTGGTAACGAGTGTGAAACTCGCTCTTGAAACCTAAACGACTTCGTGGAGCAGGACGGTCACAACGAGCAATATTTCTTTCTTCGTCTAGTACAAGGGTAAGACCCTGTTCTTCGTACATCGCAATTAAATCATTCATACTATATCTCTCTCTCAATAATTAACAAAGGTCTTTCTCAATCTGTACAACTATTATCTCATAATCATAACAAGAAGTCAACTGTTTAGTTAGACTATTTTGCTATAACGATATGCTTTCTTAGTCCATAATACACTAAGGTGAAACCTGCAACACAGTACCCAACAGTCAACCACAAAGACGGAGCAACCTCACCTGCTTCGATTGCATAGTCTTGACTACCAACGGCACCCATAATTAAAAACAATCCAAGTAATGCTCTCATACTAAGTACTCCCTCATAATTGCGACTTTCTTTTGGTTGTAGAATGCGAACCACCCTACACAAATTCCATCGTCTTCGTATCCCGGTTCCACTGCAACAAGGTTCTTCTTGCTCTTGGGGACTTTGAAGTACTCGATTGCTTTACACTTCGCTTCATATAAATCTTTTGCTTTCATCATAATATATTTCCTTAGATCAGTTGAGTAATGAATCCACAGACACTAACAAAGTTTAGTGCTACTAGGTTCCACAGTCGAGCATTGAAACTTTGAACAGACAACAGACACAGACCTACTATAGCAATGACAGGGTTCATGTGAAAGGCAAAGATTGCCATTAGGATCGCTCCTAAGTAACCGCAGACAGTAGGTAAGTTCTTCATAATTTATTTCTCTCAATCAATTCAATACAAGTATTATACCCTAGTATTGTAATTAAAGCAAGTACTTTCGGTGACTCATTCAAACTATTCGGTCACAAACGAGGAGGATTGAAGGAACTCTTCTAGGAGGTACGAATCTTCTGCCGCCTCCAAGAGTGTATCTCCATTACAGATGGTGACCTCAGATTGATCAGCATTGTCTAGAATGTAGTTTTGGTAGTTATCAAAGTTGGTATCGGATAGTTCGTATAGACTCATATTTTATTTCTTTCTCAATTAATTAAGTACCTATTATACTATACTATTGTAATTAAAGCAAGTCTTTCCGGTGACTCCTTTAGACTATTTGGTCATTAAAACGCTCTATTAATTACGATCTGGTTATTAATCACTACTAACGTAATCCCAGTATTCATAATATTAAGGGTATTATTACGAGACATTAAGTCTGATTCGTTAGTAAGTGCGGCATATATTAACAGATTCGACAATAGTTTAATCCCTACAATTCTTTCGAGGGAGGGATTCTTCCCATACAGAGGATTTTGTTCCTCTAGACACTCGGTAAGAGTCTTATCACTGGTACACTTTAATCCTTTATAAGTTTGCAACGAGTCCAATGCTTGCAAACTTAGAAAGTATTTGTATTTGTTCTGTTCGCTCTCTGACCAAGTACTGTAGGTGTTAGTAGTACACCCACTTGATAAAACAACTAATAACATAGCGATAAGAATTATAGGCATTGCGGTTATACTTTCGTATTGGGTTTAATGTATTTATAATGTTAGGGTAACATTAAGGAAAAAGTTCTCGTTTCCAAGTACTACTAGGTGGTCTCTCTATGAAAGGTTGTAGAGACTTG